TGCTATCTATATCGTCTTTATCCCAAGTGAATAGGTAAAGCTCCTCAAAATCCTCGTTATCTTGTGGGTTTCTATTACTCCAATCACTTGTATAACCGTACTTTAAAGGGGATTTATTACCCTCTTTGTCTGTTACCGTTTTGTATTGTCTAACTTTACTAAAGTCAATATGTGACAAAGTAATATTTTCGGAGTCGTTAGATGTGATTATCTCACACGCAAAGCCACCAAACACCGTTCTATCTAGTGATAAATCTCTAGTAATTTTAGAGTGTTCTAACTCCTTAATAAATGCTTTTAAACCTATTCTTTGCTCAAACGTTAAACCAGCATTATCAAACGTCCAACCTTGACCAACGATATACTTATTCTTACCGTTTATTATTGCGTTATTCTTTGCACTACGGTTATATAAATATAATAGATAATCGGGGTAACGGTTTTTCCATTCCTTATCGTAACCATATTGCACAAAATCGTTAGACTTTAACTCCTTAAATTCTGGCGGTTTATGCGCATCAAATTTAGTTACCTTACCCGTTGCACCGTTTAAAAAATAATTACTCATATACTGTATATTTAACGTCAAACTCATAACTAATATAGTTACTATCTTGCGTTCCTTTTAGTGTCATAATACCACGCTCAACAATAGTTAAACCCGTTGGGTCTAAATTCGTATCGCTTGCTTGCTCGTAAATATAATAATGATACCTACCCGACAAGCCTAAAACTATTTTGCTATTAAGTGGGTCATCTACGCCCTCCGTAATATCAAATAAGTTAAACCGTTTCTTTTGTTCTGTGGTTGCTAAATCTTGACAAATTAAAAAATAATCTTCCTTAGTTTGGTCACTCGTAAACTGAAACAAATAATTTGCGCCCGTTATGGTCGTTTTCTCTGTTAAAGTTAAAGTGATGTTACTATTTACTTGATTCTTTTTTAACTGCATCTTTTTTAGTCTTTGGTTCTACTTCAAAAATTGGTAACCCTAATTTCTTATAAAGTTTTTTACTCTTAGTATCGTCTTTAATTACACCATCAAAAACACCTTTTAAATAAAACTTTGAACCTAAATAAAATTCTTTAATCTTCATATTACAAAGATAATAAAAAAGGGCAGAATTAACCACCCTTTTAAAGTTAATATTAAACTATTAAGCTACTGTTAAACCAGCAACTACGGTTGCATCTACCGTATAAGGATAATCTTTTTCTTTAGATGTGAAACCTAAAGTATATCCGTTTAAATCTCCACTCGCTTTACCCGTTGCGCTTTGGTTTGTTCCACCCATTTTCTCCGCTCCAGTTGTAAGACCCATGATGTGCCAAGTATCGTTCATATCTTGGTATAAAACTACTACGGGTTTACCCGCTAATAATTTCATTTCTACGTTTTTCTCTTTAGTTAATTTATTTAAAGTGAAATTCATAACCGTTTCAATAAACGTTGTACCCGTTTGGTCATCATGCGTTTCTGTCGATACTGCATCCGCAATCTCTTTTTTAATTTTGTACTCGTAAAAGTTTGTAAGTGCTACTTGTGTAAGTGCGGTTACTTCTCCAGCAGTTACGGTATAAGTATCTATATTCTCCCACTGAGAAATTTTAATAGAACCTAATTTAATTCCGCCTACTGAATCGTCACACTCAAAATCAAAGCCACTTGTTAAAGGACAAGCCATATTATTTAGTTTTAAAAAAAGGGTAGCAGTTTAACTACCACCCTCTTAGATTATTAATTTATTTTATTTTACTCTAATTAAGGTACTAAAGTAAATTCTACTATCTCGTCAGGGAATGCAATTTGTACACCTCTTTTGAAACATACGTCAAAAAAGATAGATTTGTTAGTAGCTGGATTTAATCTAACCTCTAAGTTATCCTCTTCTGAATCTCCGTCCATTCCGATTGTAATATTATCATCAGCCGATAAAACCATTCTATCTACACCCTCTAGTCCAATAGTTGGTCTGATAGTTAAATCAGTTCCGTATAATTTTACTTGTCCGTCATCTCCGTTATAGTGGAATAAGTTAGCGTTTTTAAGCGCTACTACATACAATCTGTAATAAGAAATTGGCATCCATAAAGATAAGTTTGTCTTTTCTTGGATATTAGCTGGGATAGATAACCACATAGCGTCTAAAATAGCTAAGATATTCGCCGCCGTTACACCAGTTGCAACTGTTACTGCTCCCGTGTTTCCATCAATAGCCGTTCCCGCACCGTCAACAATCTTTAAAAGACCGTCATAGTAAGATAAGTTATTCGTTCCCGATAAAGTATCTCCTTGAAAATCTGAAATTGCTAATTGGTTCTGAATAGAGTTCATTTTCTTTTCCATGTAAACCGACTCGATAGGTGCTGGAATTTCTTGTTCTCCCGCGCAACCTTGTTTTACCATTGTTTGCGTCCAAAAACCGTTAAGGTCTTTAATACATAAATCCTCTGCAATTGCAATTGCACCTACTGTAATAGTTCTTTGGCTAAAAACTGTCGCTCCGCTTGGAGTCCTACTGCATCCATCAGAACCAAAAATAGTGTCTGTTGTTAAAAACTGTAAATTAGAACTTCCTTTAATACCCGTTTGGATATTTACTACCTCTGCCAATCCTCCTACTGCTTGCATCTTTGCAACTAATGGGAAGTCTTGGTCTTCAATATATGCGCTAAGCGCCGTTAAATCAAATGACATAATTTATTTGTTTAAAAATTTATCAAATACGCTTTTAGTTTCTTTTTTACCAAAGCTATTTTTGTTTTCTTTTATAGGTTCTTTTGTTGGAGTCTTTCCGAACTCTTCCACGGCTAACCCCGTTACCTCTTTTAATTCGTTGAACATTTCTTTTTGAGTGTTTAACTCATCGTGTAAGAATTTCATCTCCTTTTCATAAGTAGATTTAATTTCCTCCACCGCTTCAAAAACGTGTTCTTTTACGATTGACTCTATTACTTTCTTAGCTTGTCGTTCCGCCTCTTGCGTTTTAGTATCGTCTGCCATTTCTTCCTCTGCTACGGGTTCTTCTTCCGCTACTGGATTTTGAATGTCAGCAATAACGCCGTCAACTTCTACAACTATAATTTTGTTATCGCCTAACTCATACTCTCCAACTGGTAACGGTACAATAGTACCATCTTCCGCCGTTGCCGTAATTGTTGCCCCAACCTCTAAAGCTGGTTCTACGTTAACTAAATCACCACTAAGTAAAGCAACTTCTTCAAACTTTTCTTTAACCTCTGCAACCTTTTCAACTACTTCCAAATCTTTCAATTCGGGAGTTTCGCTAAAAAACGCTTTGATTTTTTCTAATCTTGTTAGTTCGCTCATTGTTTTACTTTTTTTTATAATGTAAATATTTAATGCTTATGTTAGATTTTTAACAAGTTGTTTTAATCTTGACATAAAATCATCCTCAGATTTATCGAAAATACCCTCAACGCTAAACCCTTTAAAAGTTCCGTTTTTAACTGACTCCCAAACTTGGTCATTTTCAATTTTCATGCTACCAAACCAGCTACGGTCTGAATATTCCCCGTACATTTCTTTTGATACACTTACACCTCTTGACTCATCTACAATAAAAGTTTCTAATACATAAACCCCATCTATAAATTTATCTGTGTTGTGGTTCTCGTTTACTTGATTAGATAGTTTATTTATTTGGAATTGCTCTTGTATGGTTCTAATTGAGTCGGCGGTAAACTTTACGTAATACTCCCGCCCGTCATCATCTCTCCTATAAATTGGCTTTTCTGCCATCATAAAAAAACCACTAATAATTCTCTTATCTTCACTTATAACTTTAAATTGTTGATTCTTTTTAAATGCTAAAAAATCACTTTCTATCGCTGGGGAGTCAACCAAAGCAACTTGAAAATCGAGTTCAGTCCCGTTAGTTAATTCTAATTCTATTACTTCCATAAAATAATAATGTAAAAATATTTTGATTTTAAATAAATAGTGTTACCTTTGTGAAACATTATGACGCCAATCATTTATGTTAAAAAAGAATTATAATCTTTTAAGTTTATCCCCACCCTATTAATTTAGAGTGGGGTTTTTTATTATATTGTTGCTTGAGACTCAATAGTTTGTACATTGTTTTGTGTGCTTGTAATATCGCTCTCTAATACAAACACTTGTTGAGGCTCTTGGTTTAATATAGTAGACCCGTTTTGATTTGTGTTAATACTTGGGGCGGTTTGTGAATTATTACCTCCTAAATCTTCCGCACCCGTTCCAGCCGTTGCACTATCGAAACTAGGTAGAGGTGCGTTTAATACTTTTGTTGCACTTGCAACGTTAGCCAAGACCGCACCAACTCCCGAAATAATAGCGGGTATATTAGCGGGGAATGGAACACCCGCACCACTAGCAACCGCCTTTGCAATTGCTCTTGCCGTATCTATTGCAATCTCCGCTACGGCTATCGCTCTTTTTTGTTTCTCGTCATTTATTAACCTTTTCTTTTCGGCTCGGCTTAATTTCTCGCCCGCTTTTTGTTTCTCTTTTATTCGGTTAATTTCTTTTTTGTTTCCTAACTCTTGTAAAGTACCAACGATGTTTAAAACATCTTGGGCGGATTCAATTACTTGGTCGGCTTGTGCTTGTATCGCCTCTTGTTTAGCTATGTCGCTCGCTCGTTGTTCCTCTGCCTTTACTTCCTCCGCCTCTTTTCTTTGTTCCTCAAACTTGGTGTTAATCTCGTCTAAATTAGATTGTCTAGCCTCTTCTAATAAACTTGTATCTTCTCCGTATTGTTGCGCCATTTCAATAAGTGCAAAATACTTATCTTGTACGGCGTTTAATTCTCTTTCTTGGGCGGTTAGTTGACTATCTAGATATTCGTTTTCTATCTTCTCCTTATTAGCTAATAAAGCCTCTTTTTGTTTATTCTCGGCATCTATTAAACGTTGAGTTTCTTTATCTACACCCGCTACTTTCTCGTCTGTTGCTTTCTCGTCCTCTTGTTTGTTCTTTTCTCTGTTCTCTCTTTTAAGTGCGATAATATCACTTTCAGCGTCAAAGATTGCGTCCTTGTATTTTTGCTGACCGTCTAACGCTTGTTGTTGGATAGCTAATAAGTCTACCCCTTGGCTTTTTGCTTGCTCTATAAATTCCTCCTCCGATAATCCGTTTATCTTAGCTTGGTTTTTATAGTGTTCTATTCCAGCTTCAAGAATTAAGTTATAACTTTCTAACTGTTTTTCTTGAACGTTCTTTATAGATTCTAATTTCGCTAATTCTAAAGTATAAACAGACTTACCCTCTGCTTTAGCTCGTTTAATTTCACGGTC